TTTCAGGGTCAGTATCTGAAAGTATTGAAGCCACATCGATAGCGTACTTCATTTTGTTGGTTGTATCTAACTGGAGTATCTCACGTAATTGTGATATTGTTACTTCACTCCACGATTCAGGTATTATTATTTTTTTCATAGTTTCTTTTTTTGTCCAAACAGATAACTCGTCTTTAAAGGCATCGTTAGAATTATAATCTAAATGAGTAGTCAAAATCTCCATTACTATTTAATTTGTTTAATGCCACATATCTTAAAGCATCAATGCCATGATTAAGAAAATCAATAGGCTCGTTAATAGATGTGCCTGTATGCTTGTCTGTTTTCCATTTATACGAGTTTAATTCTTTTGCTAAGTTGGTAGATGACCTTGTTACATTTAATCTAAATCGTTTTAGAATATCAATAGACGTACGAATACTATCCGCTCCTTTCTTTGCTCCGTATATTGCAAGTCCTAACCTTCTCAACTCTTCGATAGACTTAGGCTCTGCACTATCCCCTATTACCTCATTATTTTTAACCACGTCTTTAATTAAGTTGTAAATATCAGGATTAGTTAACCCACTTGAATAAACCTCTTCATTAATCCATAGTTCGCCATCCTGTTTATAAACTGAAAGGATAGCCGTTGGATCATTAGTAAATCCAAAGTCTAAACCAAAAGCCACTAACTTAGCATCGTTTGGTATTTCATCGCAATATTGCCAGTTACGGAATATCAATCCCTCTATCTTACCAGTCATTCCCCTAGCGTACACTTTCCAAAGGTCTAGGTCAATCTCTTTTAACCCTTCAATTTTTTCCCTTACTTTTTCAGATAGGAATGGGTTATGCCTATGGTCTGAGATTATTAGTTTAGTGTTTGGTCTACCTATTACCTTTTGATGCACCCAAAATTCGTTATTTGGGTTATAGTCTAGGAATACTCTTTTACGAGTTCTTAATGCTAACTCTGTAAAAATATCGAAAGGAATACCGTTAGCCTCATTTAAAAAACAATAGTCACGCTTACCTGACTTTGCATCCTGTGGATTGCCATAAGATTTAAACTCCATTATCGAACCTGAAGTAAACTCAAATATACGGTCTGTCTTATTATATGAAGTAACTAAGCCTTTCAATTCGGGTGAGTTCTCGTATATTTCTAAGGCATCTCTCAACGCACCTACTTTTAAGTTAGGTATATCCTGACCTACTACGGTAATTGTAGCTTTCTCAGATATTGCAATAGAGAAAAGGACTTGAATGATTGAATAGGTTTTGCCCGAACTCGTACCGCCTTGATTTACTACGGTATCTTCGGTTGCTTCCCAATTTGCTAAATATACGGTTGAGCATTTGAACATAAAATTAGTGGTCGTTATAGTTAACCTTAATTGCCTGTAAATATACAACAAAATAAGAACAACTATAGTATTAACTAATTTCTTTTATTTATATAAGAATTTAGTGGCAACTATAGTGAACACTAATTTGTTGTTTACTGGACAGAAATTAACGACAACTAATTAAAGAATTAGTGAACACTAATTTGTTGTGAACTTATAAGAAATTAGTGGCGATTATAGTTGACCTTATTTTCTGTAAGAACCATACAGAAATTAGTGGCAACTAAATTAAAAATAGTGACAACTAAATTTGTTATAAATCTAATAGAAATTAGTTGCTACTAAATTTAAAATAGTGACTGTTATTTTCTGTTTGGGTTATATAGAAATTAGTTAGCGTTAATTTTAATTTAGCGTTCACTAATTTGTTATATGCTAACACAGAAATTAGTTGACACTAATTTTAAAATAGTGAGAACTAAATTTGTTATAACTCATACAGAAATTAACGACAACTAATTTTAAAATAGCGTCAACTAAATTCTATATGAGCAATACAGAAATTAACGGAAACTAATTTTAAATTAGTGGAAACTAAATTTGTTATAATTTATATATAAATTAGCGACAACTAATTTTAAAATAGTTGAAACTAAATTTGTTGTAAGACAGACAGAAATTAGTGACAACTAATTTTAAAATAAGACAAACTAAATTTGGTGTAACTTATACAGAAATTAGTGGCGACTAAATCTAAATTAGTGGATACTAATTTACTTATAACTCATATAGAAATTAGTTGTCACTAAATTCAAATTAGTGTTCACTAATTTTCTTATAAGCCATATAGAAATTAGTTGACGCTAATTTTAAAATAAGAACAACTAATTTTCTTATAAACCATACAGAAATTAGTTATCGTTAAATTTGAATTAGTGTAAACTAATTTGTGTCTGCATCACACAGAAAATAAGAACAACTATAGTGAACACTAAATTCTTATAAATCTATAACAAATTAGTAACAACTATAGTGATTACTAATTTCTGTCTAACTTATATAGAATTAACAATAACTAATATTAAACATCTATTTGTTTTTCATCATTAGCTAACTTAGGACTATCGCCAACGATTGTCGGTTGAACGGTTGTAACGGTTTGATGTTGCTTAACAGTTGACTCGTCTGTGTATCCTCCAAAATTACGTAACCAAAACTGTGAGCCTGAGAATGTTTGTCCCCAATAAAGTTTCTGAGCGTTCCAATGTGTTAAGAATAATTTAAACCTATTAACGATGTAGGAAAATTCGGTTGACTTTTTCTCATAATCATACATTGAATCTCTTGTAGCAAAGCCTAAAAACAAACAAGCGCCCTCAATAGTGTATAATCCTTTATGTTTAGTTCCTTTAAATCTGTCTTCATAATCAAGGTAGTCTGCTAATCTTTGAGCCATTACATTATAATCATCGTATTCAGGAGGTCTGCCACTATTTTCTAATCCAAGTGAGAATAGGTTACCTTTCTTAAACCTTCCTTTCTCGTCTCTAAATGATTCATCTTCTTCTGCCATAATCTAATTATTAAAAATATAAAAGTAGTGTCTAATAGGCCAATCTAAATATTTAACCCTCATTGCCCTTACTTCAAATATCGCTATTTTTGTTTTCATTATTTAACTTTCTTACTTTCAAATAGTTCATACTTCTTAAGTAAATGTGAATAGTTTTTAACTTGTTTTTTGTTATCGGAGTAAAAGTCATCCTGCTGAATAGCTAAGAACGGATAACAAGTAACCGTTAATAGGTTGCCTAACTTAGAGCCAGTTGCCCATTTGTCTATATGGTAATTGTCAGGAGCTTCTAGGAATCTATCATAAGCCTTTTGAAATACACAATAACAATGAAACCCTGAAACGTTATCTACCTGTTTAAAGAATGGCATCCCTTTATAATTATCTAACTGGGAGGTAGTGTATAACCCACCTAACAATATATCTACTTCGTCAGGACATAAGGTTATCATATTCATAAATAGCATAAAGGAATCTTTGTCAGTAAACTTAATGTCATCCTCCATTATTACCACATAAGGCCATCCCTGTTCTTTAGCCTTTGCCACTACTGACCTATGCGCCTGACTTATTCCCGCTTTAGGTGAACTGGTAAATATAGCCTTTTGAATCCCGAAAGTTTCTATATTTGTAAACTCAGTTTGCTCCTTTAAGTTCTTAACCCTTTCAGGTCTTTGGTCATTATGTATAAAGAATATCATCGTGCCATTATTAAGTTTTCGCTATTCATACTAATAATCTTAAAGCCTTCAAATTTAAGAATATAATCAATATACTTATCTGTTTCTTTAGAATTAGTTTCAACGCAAACCATTTTGCATTTAACTTCGTCTAAGTTTATTTGCTCCAGTATCTCATAGTCTAAACCTTCACAGTCTATACTAATAAAATCAAAAGTCTTATACCTTGAAAACTCTAGGAATGATTTAAAGTCTAACATCTGTACTTCTGCCGATTCAAACTTAAATGCGCCACGCCATCTATCTACCTCAGACTGTTTAACTGTCGAATAGTAGCTATCATTCATTTGCATCGTTACTGTTTTATTCTCTGTGCCTATCGCAAATTTATATTGAATAACATTATTAAATGACTTTAGGTTATCACATAGCCTTTCAAATATTACTGGATTAGGCTCAACGCAAATACCGGACCAACCTAACTGAGTTAATGCTCTAGTGTTAGATAAGTCTATGCCATCGTACGCCCCTAAGTCTAAAAATGTACCCTTAAAGTTTTTAAAGTGATTTAGAATTATTTGCTCTTCGTTGTTTTGTGAATACATAATGGTATAATGGTTGTGTTATTCTAAATTCTGTTTTAAATACTTTGTCATCATTTAATCTTTTTGCCCACTCATAATCTTCACCATAACTAATATCTTTAAATTTATAAGGTAATATTAATTCTCGCTTCATACAGGCTATATGATTAGGAAACCTTCGATACATAATTTTGCCATTTAATTTAATTGTATCATAAGGTAAGCCTAAACCCATTTCCCAATATGATTGATTACCTCCATTAGTAGTCATATAACCATTGATAGGTATAACATCGGCATTTGATTGTATGGCTGTCATTAACGTTAATACATAATCATTTGCAGGTATATCGTCATCGTCAACAAAGACAATATATTCAGATTTAGCCATTTCAATAAGGGAATTACGCTTATGCCCTACCGTCATATCGCCTCTTTTATCTATTAATGAAATAATTGATACGCTATTATCAAATCCACAGGTATTTATTTGAGCCTTTAGATTATTTACAAGCGCATTAAATGAATCGCTACGTTCAAATATCGAAGGAATTAATATTGAAAGTTTAATCATTCAGCTTTCTCCTTACCCATTCCTTATGATGAGTATCTTTAATTTTACCTTTTATTTCATCCTTAGATAACCCGAAATTTTGTTTGAAACGC